AAAAACAGAAAGTTATATGCAAAACGTGCTTGATCTAGCCCAAGGGAGGGTCTCCCTGAAGAAGGCCTCGGCCGACTGCTGGAAAGGTCCGTGCCCCGAGTGTGGCGACTCTGGGAAGGGGCTTCGGAGTAATAAGTTCCACGTCTGGCCGGACGACCGCGAAGGCGGAAGTTACTGGTGCCGCGCCTGCGACAAGAAGGGCGACGCCATCCAGTTTCTGATCGACTTCGATGGTCTGACCTATCCCGAGGCCTGCGACCGCCTGGGCGTCGATCGAAAAACCCGCCGCGGCCCGTTCACGCCCACGGCCCTGAAGCGCCACGTCCCGGCCGCGCCGGTCCCGTCCGGCTTCTCCGGCGAGGCCAAGCGCCACCCGGCCGAGGTTATCGATCCGGATCTCTGGCGCGAGAAGGCCACGAAGTTCGCCGCCGCCTGCCACCAGAAGCTGCTCGCCATGCCCGACCGGCTCGCCTGGCTGGCCCGCCGCGGCGTGAGCGCCGAGGCCGTGGCCCTGACCCGCCTCGGCTGGAACGAGCGCGCCGAGTTCCGCCCCTGGTCCTCCTGGGGCCTGCGCGATGACAAAAAGCCGGACGGCCGTCCCGTGAAGCTGGTCCTGCCGGCCGGCCTGGTCGTCCCGTCCTGGTCTGGCGCCCTGGCCTCCTCGCTCCGCGTCCGCCTGGCCGAGCCGGATCCCCGCGACCCGGACAAGAAGTACCACCTGGTCAAGGGCTCCTGCCCGGGCACCTACGCCCTCGGCGTCCCGTCCGACGTCTACGTCATCGTCGAAACCCTGCTCGACGCCATCGCCTGCTTCATGGCCGGCCGCGAGCTCGGTGTCGGCGCCATGGCCATGGCCTCCAGCCACACCAAGCCAGACGACGTCTGCACCGCCGCGCTCCGCTCCGCCCGGAAGATCTTGAACGCGCTCGATCTCGATCACGCCGGCACCGGCGCCAGCGCCTGGTGGAAGTCAAATTTCACGAACAGCTTCCGCTGGCCTCCGCCGTCGGGCCTGAAGGATCCCGGCGAGGCGGCCGAGCACGGCGAGGATCTCCGCAAGTGGATCTTCGCGGGGCTCCCGGGTGACCGCATTGCCGAGGCCCTTAAGGAAAAGGGGGAGGGCGCGCCGCCGGAGAAAATCCACATGGATAAACAGGATGAACAGGATAAAAGCCATGAATCATCCTGTCCACCCTGTCCATCGCCTAAAGCGCCTACCTTGGCGATGTCAGATGGTTCAGTTTCCCCGCTCGACGAACTCCACGCGCTGCTCATGGCGCACCCGGTCGCCATCGACAAAACCCACGGCGGCCTCGGGCTCCGGTTCGCGCACCGATGGGAGCACAAAAACTGGGACGTCTTCTCCCGCCTCTCGCATCTCGTCTTCTGGACGGACGAATGCTGGCGGTATCTCATGAGCCACCCGGATCGGCGGATCACGGGGAAGAATTTATGGGGATAACACTGAATTAACCGGCCTGCGGAAGGAGAGACATGACCGACACTGAGACGCATTATGTTCACAAAGAGATACACAAGCAAAGCGCCGACGAAGACCGCAGGTCCGAGTTAAATGAGTTGTTGTCTGCACTGGATATGCTGTGTCGAAAATGGATCGAGGAGGCCATTGTGATTCGGCGGGACAGCGGAAAAGGGAAACCTAGCCGTGTTGGTATGTTGGTTGCCGCAGGCCTGCACGACACGTACAGGAAGTGCGCTGGAGACCTGAGGGCCATTATTGATGGCAGATAACAACCACTGAACGGACACGCCGAGTGAATCAGTCAAACATCACCCCATGACCCCCACCACCCGCATCCGCGTCTTCATCGGCCGCCCTGGCAAATACGCCATCGATCACGGGGCCATAGTCCGGGTGCTCCGGTTTTATCCTCGCCGCCGGGCACTCATCGAATATGCCGGCCGGAAGCACCTGACATTCTCAACCCTGCTCCGGAGGCCCACCCCGTGACCCTCACCGACCGCATCAGCGCTGTCTCGGCACCGACCCCCATCGAAGCAGAGGCGCAGACTTTCCGGAACACGAAGGAGGTCATCACCTACCTTCGCCTGACCGGCTGGGATGTTCCTGAAAAGGCCTCGAAGGTCTACGATGACGTCAAGAAAAAACGGCTGCGGAAGAAAGACGGGGTTTTCCGTCAATCCGATGTGGATGCCTATGCAAAATTCTATCTGGCCGAAGCCGCCACCGGCCGCAAGGCCGACGACCGGGTCACCGCTGCCGACGAAAAGAAGCGCATCCACGACGCCTCGCGGGCCGAGGCCCTCGCCATCCAGGCCTGGCAGCAGGTGGAGAAAGAGCGCGGCCGGACGATTGACCGCGACGAGTGCGAGATTCAGAAGGTGGGGATCATTATCACACTCCGGTCCAGCCTTGAGGCCTGGGCCCGCAGCCATGCCGGCGAGGGGATCGAGACGGTGCAGGGCGATCAATCCCGCGTTCCGGAGTTCATTGCGTTTATCGATGGCGGCATCCGCGAGGCGTTCTCGGTTCTGTCGCTGCACGAGGAAATTGTTATCGACCTCGAAAAGGATGGTCCTGTCGCAGAGGTTTGCAGCACATGCTGAAACTTCATGTACCTCGCGCTGAAGCCTCACGCTACACGCGGCTCCGTCTGCCCGAAACGCTCCGACTGAAACCATCGAAAACGGTTCAGCGGGTGACGGAGAAGCGCAAGGCGCTCGCGCCGTCCGACCACGCCGCAAGATATCGCCGCATGCTCTCGGGCCCGCGTTCGAACGCCACATGGGATAAATCCTATATGCCGTACCTGTCCGATATTCTCGATGCGGCCGTTTTCCCGACCGTCCGCGATATTGTCGTTAAGAAAGTCCAGCAAACCGGAGTCAGCACATTAATCGACACGTTCATCGCCTACCTGGCCGACGAAGCGCCGGGCCCGGCATTCGTCGTCTACCCTGACCAGCAGACGTCTGGAAAAAACTCCAGGGACCGCCTGCAGGAAACCTTCAAGGCCTCGCCCTACCTCCGCCAGTTCTTACCGTCGGCCGAGGACGATATGGCAGCGCTCCGCATCAAGCTCAAGTCCATGCTGATCTATTTCGGCTGGGCCGGCAGCACCACCAGCCTCGGGAATTTCACGGCGAAATATGTGTTTCTGGATGAGGTTGATAAATATCCTGAAAAGGCGGACAAAGCAGAATCCGGCCCGATGAACCTGGCCCGCGATCGCGCCACGGTTTATCCGCACGATTGCAAAATTTTCACCGTATCCACGCCGACCATCGAGGGGAGCAATATTGACACCGCATTTAACAACGCCATGGTGCGGTTCGATCGGCAGGTGGTTTGTACGTCCTGCGGGCACCGCCAGGTGATGGAGTTCGTTCACATCCGCTGGCCCAAGGACGAAAACGGAAAGGCCGATTACAAGGATGTGGAAAATAAAAAACAGGCTCGTTACATCTGCCCATCCTGCGAAGCGTCCTGGGACGACCATCGACGCGACCAGGCCGTGCGGGCAGGGCAATGGATCGCCCGTGACGATGGCCGTGAGCTTTTCAGCTATCTTCGGGATGAGCGGCCGGGCAGCATTGCGTTTCACATCCCCGCCTGGATCTCGCCCGTGGTTTCCCTGTCCAGGTGCGCCGCCAAGTTCATCCACGCGCACACCGCGAAAGATTCAGACTTGTTTCAAAGCTTCGATAACTCGATCCGCGCGGCGGCGTATGTCCCATTCCGTGCCCAGCGGGCCGCCGACCGGATCCTCGCGCTCCGGGACGACCGGCCCCGGGGCCTCGTCCCGACAGCGGCCGACGTGCTCGGGATCTTCATCGACACCCAGAAGCGCGGCTTCTGGTACGAGGTCCGGGCCTTCGCCTTCGGCCATCATCTCGAAACCTGGCAGATCCTGGAGGGCTTCGTCGAGAGTTTCGCCGCGATCGATGACATCCTCGACAACGTCGAGTTCCTGGACGCCGGGGGCACGCGCTACGCCATCCGGGGCGGCATGATCGACTCCGGAGGCGGCAAGTCCGAGGACGAGGACCGCTCCCGCACGTATCAGGTCTACGAGTGGTGCGCCCGCCGGCGGACGATCTTCCCGACCAAGGGCGTGAACGTCCAGAAGACGCCGATCCGGGTCACCGCCCTGGAGGCCTACCCCGGCACGAACAAGGCCATCCCCGGGGGGCTGAAGCTCTACACGCTCGACAGCAATTTATTCAAGAACCAGCTCGCGGACAAGCTCGCCATCAACCCCACCGACCCCGGCGCCTGGCACCTGCACAGCGAGACCTCGCTTGAGTACGCCGAACAGATGTGCGTCGAAACCTGCGAGAACGGGGAGTGGTCCAACCCGCGCAAGAAGGACAACCACTACTGGGACATCGGCTACCTCGCCCTCGCCTGGGCCTACGTGATGGAGCTCCGTCTCCGGGGCAAGGACGGCCGGGTCACCGAGCGCGGCGGCAGGCCCTCCGCCGGCCACGCCGGTCGGCGGGTGATCTCCTCCGGCCTTCACGATCCGGCGCCATGAACGGCGGATTTCACATGGATAAACAGGATGAACAGGATAGATTCTATGAAGCATCCTGCCCATCCTGTCCATCGATGTTAATTTTCCGTGAGGTCGTGTCGCCATGACCGCCCTTCCCATTCGTCCGCACCTGCTCACCCTCCGGCAGGTCTCCGTGATCATCCAGGTCCACGAACGCACCGTCCGCCGTTACATCGACGAGGGCAAGCTCTCGGGCCACAATCCAAACGGAGACGCCAAGGGGCTCCGGATCCCCGTGGAATCCGTTCGGGCCTATCTCAGGATGTACCTTCTCGACGATTTTTCGGACGATGCCTTCGATTATCAGATCGACGCCCTTGGCCGGGATCTGTCCCGGCCCGGCCGCAGAATTTTGTCCAGGGGGGTCTGAAACAAAAAAACAGTGACAATGCCTGACAATGCCTGACAATGCTACGTAGTCGGCCCCCATAAACCCGGATATTCTCAGGGCCATGACGCTCGAACAAGCCCAGGCCCGTCTCGCCCTCTACGAAGCCGCCGAAGCCAAAGTCCTGGCCGGTCAGTCCTATTCCCACGACGGGGTCACATGGACGCGGGCCAACCTGGCCGCGATCCAGCAGGGCATCGCCATCTATGAGCGCAAGGTCGCCGCGCTCTCCCGTGGCGGGATCCGCGTCCGCGGAGTCGTCCCGGAATGAACGGCGGAATTCACATGGATAAACAGGATATACAGGATATTATCGTTAAACCATCCTGCCCATCCTGTCCATCGATGTTAAATCGCTGTTTTTGGGTGGCCGAATGAGTCGCCCGGCCGTCTCTGAAAACCTCATCGACCGCCTGGTCCGCTACGTCGACCCGGTCGCCGCGCGCCGCCGCCAGCAGGCCCGGGTCCACCTGGCCCTGTCCGAGTCCTACGTCGGGGCCAGCACCACCCGCCGGGCCATGAAGAACTTCAACCCGGGCTCCGGGGATGCCGACGCCGACACCCTCCGCGACCTTCCCACGCTCCGCGCCCGGTCCCGCGACCTCGTCCGCAACGCCCCGATCGCCACCGGGGCCATCAATACCGTGGTCACGAATGCCGTGGGCACCGGCCTGGCGCTTCATGCCCGGCCGGATCGCGCCGTTCTCGGCCTGACCGACGAAGAGGCCGAGGCCTGGGAGTCCGACGCCGAGCGGGAGTTTCGCCTCTGGTCCGAGTCCACCGAGTGCGACGTCTCCGGCCAGTCGAACCTCCGGCAGCTCATGTCCCTGGCCTTCCGCTCGACCCTTGAAAACGGCGACGCCCTGGCCCTTCTGCCGCGGATCCGCACGCGGAACTTTCCCTACTCGCTAAAGGTGCAGCTCATCGAGGCGGACCGTCTCTCCACCCCGACCACCCGGACCGAGACCGACCGCCTGGTCAGCGGCATCGAGAAGGACGAAAACGGCCGCGCCGTTCGCTACCACATCTCGAAGTTTCACCCCGGAGCCGTCCGCCGCCCGTTCTCCCGGGCCGCCACCGACTGGACGGCCGTCGAGGCCGTCTCCGCCTCCGGTCTCCGGAACGTGCTCCATCTGATGGACCGCCGCCGGATCGGCCAGACCCGCGGCACGCCCTACCTGGCACCCGTCATCGAGCCCCTGAAGCAGCTCGACCGCTACTCGGAGGCCGAGATCATGGCCGCCGTCGTCTCGGGCCTCTTTACGGTCTTCGTCCAGAACGAGGCCGGCAGCGCCGACCTTCTAAACCTCGAGACCGGCGGCACCACCGACACCGCGGCCGACCAGGTCGCGGCCGACGAGATCAAGCTCGGCTCCGGCGCCGTCGTTGGCCTGGCCCCCGGCGAGTCGATCAACACCGCCAACCCGGGCCGGCCGAACGCCGCCTTCGATCCCTTCGTCCAGGCGATCCTCCGTCAGGTCGGGGTGGCCCTGGAGATCCCGTTCGAGATTCTGATCAAACATTTCACCTCCAGCTATTCCGCCGCCCGGGCCGCGCTGCTCGAGGCCTGGCGGTTCTTCTCCGGCCGCCGGGCCTGGCTCGTGGATTCCTTCTGCCAGCCGGTCTACGAGGCGTTTCTCTACGAGGCCGTGGCGCTCGGCCGGCTGCCGGCCCCCGGCTTCTTTCAGGACCCGCTCATCCGGATGGCCTGGTGCGGCAGCGAATGGACCGGCCCCGCCCGGGGCATGATCGACGAGACCAAAGAGGTCGACGCGGCCCGGATGCGCGTGGAGCTGGGCATCTCCACCCTGGCCGAGGAGACCTCCGCGATCACCGGCGGCGACTGGGAGGCCAAGCACCGCCAGCGGGCCAAGGAGGCCCGGATGCGCCGCGAGGCCGGCCTGGAGCCGTCCCTGTCGACTTCGCCGAAGCCGGCAGTCGAAGGCGAGTCCACGCCGCCCACCGATCCTTTCGAGGAAAACGAGGAGACCCCATGAAGCTGCTCGATGTCGTCAATGCGCCCTGGGCCATCACGCCGGAGTATCTCCGGGAGATCCGCGGAATTTACGAGACACACCTGCGGGGCGAAAAAATATCCATCCCCGACGTTGAGGCCAAGCTGGGCCGGCCCCTGGAAAAACCGGAGACCGCCATGGAAGTGATTGACGGCGTCGCGGTCGTCAGGCTCGATGGACCGCTGGCCCGTCGGATGAACCTCATGGGCCGCGTCTCCGGCGGAACCTCCACGGAACTGATCGCCCGGGATCTTCGGCAGGCGGCCGATGACCCCTCGATCAAGGGCATCGTGCTTGACATCAACTCCCCGGGCGGCACCGTCGACGGCACACAGGAGCTGGCCGGGCTGGTTGACGCCCTCCCGAAGCCGGTCGTCGCCCTGGCCCGCGGGGTCATGGCCTCGGCCGCCTACTGGATCGGCTCCGCCGCCGACGCCGTCTACCTGGCCGACCGGACGACGGCCGTCGGCTCCATCGGCGTCGTGGCGACGCACGTCGATGTCAGCCGGGCCGAACAGGCGGCCGGCATCAAGACCACCGAGATCACCGCCGGCCGCTACAAGCGGATCGCCAGCAACTATCAGCCGCTCACCGACGAGGGCCGCTCCGCGATCCAGGACCAGGTGGACGCCATCTATTCCGTCTTTGTCGAGGACGTCGCGATCAATCGCAAGACGAGCATCGATGACGCCCTCACCCGGATGGCCGACGGCCGGATCTTCATCGGCGACGCGGCCATCGCCGCCGGCCTGGCCGACGGCTACTCATCCCTTGACCTGCTCATCTCCGGGCTTTCTGGCGGTGCCCAGAAGACGCCCGGTTTTGCTGCCCTGGCGGACGGTGTTTCCGCCCCCATCACCATCGAAGAGGAGGTCATGAACATGACCGCAAAAGAATTGCAGGAGAAGTATCCCGAGGCCGTCGCGGAGATCCGCGAGGAGATCCTCGGCTCCCTCGACATCGAGGGCGACATCAAAAACGCTCATGCCGCCGGTGCCGCGGCCGAGCGCGAGCGCATCCAGTCCGTCCGCACCCAGTCCCTCCCGGGCCACGAGGCCCTGATCGAGGCGCTGGCCATGGACGGCAAGACGACCGGCCCGGAGGCGGCCGTGGCCGTCCTCAATGCCGAGAAGTCCGCCCGGGCGAAGGCCCTGGCCGACTTTCAGTCCAGCGGCCCCGAGCCCGTGCCGGCCGCCGAGCCGGGCGAAGAAGGACCGGCCACCCTGAAGCGGGCGGAGTTTGACCGGCTGCCCCCTGCAAAACAGCGCGAGGCCCTTTCGGCCGGCGTGAAGATCGTCGATTAAAAGGAGAAGAAGAACATGGCCAACACCCTCACCGGACTTATCGAGCATATCCACGACGCGGTCGACGTCGTCTCCCGCGAATCCGTCGGCATGGTCCAGTCTGTGTTCAAGAACAGCAAGGCCGAACAGGCCGCCAAGGACCAGAACATCAGCTACGACATCGTCCCGGCCGCCTCGCCCTACGATGTCACCCCGAGCAACGCCATCCCGGCGCTCGACAGCACCACTGTTGCGGCCGGAACCATGGCCATCACGAAGGTCCGGGGCGTGAAGTTCCACTGGACCGGGGACGACGAGCGGTCTGTCGGCCAGTCTGGCAAGGACAGCATCACGAACAACAAGTTCGCGCAGGCCTTCCGGGCTCTCGCCAACGAGATGGAGACCGATCTGGCCGCCCTCTATCCCTACGCCTCCCGGGCCTACGGCACGGCGGCCACCACGCCCTTCGGCACGGCCGGCACCTTCACCGACGCCTCGGAGGTCCGCCGCATCCTGACCGACAACGGCGCCCCGACGAGCGATCTCCGGCTGGTGATCAACTCCGCCGCATCGGCCAAGCTGATCGGGATGCAGTCCCAGGTCCACATGGCCGGCTCGACCGACCCGCTGCGCCGCGGCGTGCTGCTCGACATCGCCGGGATGCAGATCCGCGAATCGGCCCAGATCAAGGCCCACACCGCCGGCTCGAACTCCTCCGGCGCGATCAATAACGCCGGCTATTCCGCCGGAGACACCACGCTCACCCTGGCCTCGGCCGGCACCGGGACCATTCTCTCCGGCGACATCGTGACCCACGCCCGCGACACCTCGAACAAGTACGTCGTTCTCACCGGCGACGCCGATGTGAGCAACGGCGGCACGATCGTCCTCAACGGCCCCGGCCTCCGAAACGCGGTCACGGCCAGTAACTCCGTGCTGACGACCACGGCCTCCTACGCCGCCAACCTGGCCTTCTCGGCCTCGGCCATCCACCTGCTCACCCGGCTTCCCCTCATGCCCGAAGGCGGGGACGAGGCCGATGACGTGATGGTGGTCCAGGACCCCGTGAGCGGCATCTTCTTCCAGGTCGCCCTCTACAAGGCCTACCGCGCCCGACTGATCGAAGTCGCGGTCGCCTGGGGCGTCAAGGCCGCCAAGACCAACCACATCGCCATCCTGATCGGCTAAACGCAGCCGCGGGAGGGCCTCGGCCCTCCCGCATAACCCAAAACCCGGAGGGCGACGTGTTCGATCCTACAGACGACATCCGATCCATGATGGACACGGCCGAGCTGGCCAGTGCATCCACCTGGACGCCAGGGGTGGGCGAACCCGTCGATGTGGTCCTGCTCTTCAGCCGGAACCCGCAGGCGGTCAACCTGGCCACCGGCGAGATCGAGACGACCAGCCCCGTGGCCCGGGCCATTGCGTCCGACGTCACCGGGATCGCCATCGGCGAGACGGTCACGATCGGCAGCCAGACGTATTACATCACCGCCGTTTCCGAGCCCACGGACATGGGCCTCCTGAAACTCACCCTCTCCGAGGACGCGCCATGAGCGATTTTACATCGATGAACAGGATGAACAGGATGAAGGCTTTTTATCCCGCCCATCCTGTCCATCCATGTGAATATTTCCTTCTCTCGGAGAACGCGCCATGAGTATGGAGCCCATCGAATCTCTCCCGTCCGCCCATCACTGCCCGCCCTGCGGCCAGGTCGTCTGGTGCAACCGGGCGGCCGCGCCGGATCTCGAGCCCTGCATTTATCTCGTCGAGAAGTTCGCG